TCTCAATCTTATCGACCTTCTCCGTAAGCACAGTGACCGGCTTCATATCCGGGATCTCAATTCCCGCCACATTCTCTTGGAGCTTTTTGTAATCCGACCAAAGTTCTCCGCCCGCCCATACTGCCCCTGCTGCACTCGATACGATGGCGGCAAACCAGATAATGTAGCTACCCTTGAGCGTTACTCCGCCAAGCTTTAACTCGGTCGTGGCTAGGCTGGGCTTTTCAGGTTCACTCATTTAGCCGTTACCGTGTTAAAAAACGATTCTGAGCTTTGTTTATACGGCGCTAGAACCCCTTCTTGGGTCAGAACTAACTCACCCCATGCCACTGCGATACTGGAATTTGCGTAGCTAAACGCTGTGGTTGCATAAGTCAAGTCTTTGCCATATTGCGCTGCAAAATTATCTACGTTCCCAGTGATGGCGGCGCTGTTTGCTGCCCGCATAAACGCTGCGGTCTGCGATGAATAAGTGTTTACATCAGACAAAGACTGGTTGTATGCCGTCATTTGTTCCGGGGTGACTGCCGTTCCCAGCCCGGCATTTTGGATTGTCTGTTGCGCTGCACGAGCCGTCTGCGGGTCAGTGATGCTGGCTACGGTTTGATTGACTGCCACCACCTTTTGCAGATCTACGGTCGCAGCAGCAAGATCCGAGATGGCGGTTTGCATCTGTAATTTTGTCGCGTTAGCACGGTCTTGGAAAAACTGTGCTGCGTTGTAGAAGCTGGTCATGGAGAAGGTGGTCATCGCGGTGTTGTACGCGGTGCGCTGTGCCTCCGTGATCGTGGCCTGTGTGTACGCCTGCGGATTCACAATTGTTCCGGCATCCGCAGCAGCAGCAAGACCAGAGCTATAGGCTGTGCCTAACACAACCTGATTTTTGATCGCTAGGCTAGTCTGCTGGAGATTTGCTACCGCTGTCTGCTGGCCGGTTGTTAGCTGACCGAACGCTGAAGCGGAAGCGCTCAGACAGAGAGCCAGCACCATCAAGTTGAAGACCACTGCCCAAAGTGAGCGGGCGAAGCGGTTTGTCAGGGACAAGTCCATAGTCGGGCCTCAATGTCTCATTCTGAACCCATAACGCGGTGGCCTGTCGGCCAATCGCACCCAAGAACGGGCATGGCGTACCCGCCATCGCCATTGCATGAAAGACTCGTGAGTCCTGACACAACATTGACGCTGCGGCAATCTTCAGCCCCAGCGCATCCAACTGTTTTGCAAGTTTGATTAGTTCGCAGTTCTCGTCGCGTTGATATCGACCGATTGATATTCCAACCACTGTGCTGCTGATCGCTCCAGCTACTCCAACCAGACAGGAATCGCTTCCACTGGAAAGGAATGAAGGCGCTATTGCTGACGCGGCTGGCATCGGGGAGCCCGCCCCAGCCCCAGTAAAGTTGTTGGTCGTGTTCCCACTGTTCGAGCTGATGTTGTTGCCCTGCTGATTCGTAGACAAATTGTCCACGTTGGTCTGCGCTTGAACCGACACGCAAAACAATAGGGGCAACCATCGCTTCATACGCGGCACACATGTGATGCTCGTAAAACTGGCCCCGAAGGGCCAGCTTCTTACTTGCCGGGCATACCCGCTTGGATAATAGTCGCGGTTGCCGTTCCTGTACCCGAATTAACAGTTAGTCTTACGGCCCTTACGGGCAACGTATAACCACCGTCAAAATTCGCGGTTTTAGTTACGATAGTCGCGTTATTAAACCAAGTGGGCGTAACCGCAGCGTCAAGCACATCATCGTAGGTGTGTTGAATGGTGTAGTCCACCGTTCCGCTGACCACAACACCAATCCCCACATTAAATGGGGACTGGTAATGGTCCAATGGCACCGCCGATGTTGAGCCTGCGCCGGTTTTGCTAATTACAATCGGACGCATGGTGTACCCCTTTATCCGGTGTACGCACCATCAGTCGGAACGTAATAGAAGATTTTGCCCGTGATCGTGCCGCCAGTGGCTTTATCGCCGGTCGTGCCGCCACCCGTCAGCTTAACCATCTGGGTTGCGGACATCGCAACTCCCAGATCGTCGCCAGCGGTAGCCGACGCCCAGTTCAAAACCTGTTTGCCTGCGTCCGCATCAGCAGCCGCCAACAAACCATTTAGATCCGTTGCGGTGGCGTCCGTGTAGCCAACCCAGCCCATGTCAAAGGTCGGGGTGCTGCCACCCGTTCCCGCTGCATTAGCATGGATCTCTACAACAACCGCGCCAACCGGCAGAATAACTGCGGCAGCGTTAGAGGCAGATTTCTGAACTGCGGTGGTATCGTCTGCGGTCGGGTCGATATAAAAATCGGCGACCATCAGCATGGAACCAGCATAGCTAGTCTTGGTGGAATCACCGCCGCCAGAGCGCCAGACGGAGGTGGTGGTTGAGGTGGTAGGCATAATATCCTCTCATGCGAGTCACCCACCAGTCTGCATGAAGTCCGCCGTATCGGTCTGATGGGCTGTTAAATACGGTTAAACGCTTTTTATCAGTTTGCCGTTTAAAGGTCAAGAAAAAAGGGGGCCGAAGCCCCCTTCTTGGATTCCTGAGCGTTTACGCGCCCGGGCTTCCAAAGGCACCCAGCGGATCGCTGACGCCGAAGCTATAACGCTCACGAGCTTTATAGCGGCTGTTCCCGGTGTCGAAGTCCGTGTCCATGCCCGTTTGCATCGGGGAACGAACAAAGTGCTTCAGACCGTTGGGAACATCGGTCAACAGGAACCACGCGTTCGGGTCGGTCAAGAAGTGGTTAACGGTGTAACCACCCGGGATCGAACCGTTGTTCTTGAGCGCGTTGATGTCGTTGTCGTTGGTGCCGACACGAAGTTCCGTCTCAAGAATGCGGGTTGCCACGAACATCAGAGCGGGCGGAACGACCAGCTTGCGGGGCTTGGCCGCAATCAGGAGTCCACGCTCGTCCGTCCACGCAGCGATCTGAATAACTGCCGATTCCAAGGAGGTTTCGTTCAGATCGGTACCGACCGTGGGTCGGTTGCTGTTGGTGCCACCGGAGACCAGGGGGTGGTCGGTAGCAAACAGCGTCTTGCCGTCACCGTAGGTCGGACCGCCAGAAAATCCCTGATTCAGGATGTTGGCAGCTTTGATCTGCTTGGTGTAGGCCATGGCGCGGGCGAGGGCCTTGGTGTAACGACCAGAGAGACTGTCGTACAGGTTGTCCTCAATCGCCTCTTGGGTGATCGAGAAGCCCATAGCGATGGTCTCGTGGACGTAACGGGCCGTCCAAGCCTCTTGCGCGTTATCGTAGGCAATCGCGCTGCCCTCGTTCTTCACCGGAGCGGCGGAGAATCCAGACAGTTTGGTTTCCTCTTCAAACGAACGCTCGGAGGTCTCGGTTTCGAAGATCTCTTTGTGCTCTTCGCCGTACTTCTTGTACTCCAGACCAAACAGAGCGTTCAGACCGGGAAGAAGTTCTTTAAGTAGCTGTGCGCGTGAAATAGCCATTTGTTACTCCTTACACGCCGGTCGGGTTGTTGTACATATGACCGCCGGTCATGACCGTGGTCGTGGCGGTGGTCACCACAACCGGGGGGCCAGCATCATAGGTCGAGGTCGAGGTCGAAACCGGATACGGGTCATTGAACTTGCAAATGAATTCGCAGAATTCACCAGCAGCGTTGGCCGTGTCAGGCACACCTGCGACGATACGGATCGGCAGCGACGCGGTGGCGGCGGCGGAAGTGCCGTCAACACCAACAGCCGAGTCACCCGTGGTGGAAGAACCGGTGTTCTGCACCAGAGCAACGTTATTGCCAATCACGGTCTGGCCGTAGAAAGCGACCGTCGTGCCCGAAGACACCGCAGCAACTTTAAACAGCACATCCGGATCATCCGCAACATACGCTTGGGCGTCCGAAGCAACCGTGCCGGAGGGCCAGTATTGGCTCCAACGAGGCTGCTTGGTCGAGGGGTCGGTATAGGTGCATCCCAAGAAGATGCCTGCTACGCCTTGCGCCGAAACGGTAGTCGTACCGGTTTCCTTTTGAATGGTTCCGGTATTCACAAGTTTCACGACATCCCCGTAGAAGATGTTAGCGGCATAACCGCTAGCAATTTTCAGGAGGCGCGTAGAACCGGCAAATACTTGACCACCAATCAGGTTGACCGGCTGTAGGCCGTACGGCTTGTCAACAGTGGGGTAAGCCATGTTTTGCTCCTAGATTAAGAATCTTTGCCAAATGTGACCGTGGTGCGCCGCTCTTTGAAGAGAGGCATACGCGGGTCGTTGTCTCGCATGAAGTTGTTATCGACAGCGGTCATCTGGGCATTAGCCTGATCGCGATAATGCTGATTACGGTCTTCAACAAACTCCACCGGCGTTTTGCAGAGCATCAGTCCACCAATGACGATGTTGTCTTTGAACTTTTCGTGTTCAATCATCATCACATTGATATTCGGTTGTTCGCTCGCCTTTACAGGCTCCCAACCTTCCCGAAGTTTGGACGAGATGTTCATCGGGTCCGCCTGACCCACCATACTTATACGAACCCAGTGAAGATCGTAGCCCGGCATCGGATCAGGCGTGGGCAACAATTGCGAAGGTGCCCAACGCTTTGTACGCTCGACTTGTTTCCGGGTTGACAGCTCTCGGGGGGTGCGTTCAGTTTTTTCAGTTTGCATTTTTCATATCCTCGGCGACTTGTTTAGCATACTGTTCCAGCGTAAGGCCCAGTCTTTTGGCGAGTTGAACCTGCGTCTTCGTTAGCGTGATTTTCTTGGGCGCAACACTACGAGTCACAGGCGCTACAACGGGTTCTTCGCGTTCTTTCATCGGAGATTTCGCATCCGCGAAAGTTGTGCCAAGTTCCACATCGAGCTTTTTAAGATACTCATCGCTTGATGGATCCACTCCCTGCTCTACAAGTTCCTGATGGATTGCTAATGCAACCGCAGTCTTCCGCTTGTCAGATCCAAACCATGGATTACGATTTCTCCAATCCATAATCTTTGGATCAACCTGCGTTGGTTGAGGTTGTACAACATTCTGTTGCCGCTGTAAAGTAGGTTTATACGCTTTTAGTTTTTCTGATTTTGTTTTTGCTTCAACAAAAGCTTCTTGGGCTGCAATAAATGCGTCTGTATCGCCCGCCTCATAAGCTTCTTTTACCCGCTTTTTAGCTGCCTCCAACTGGGCATCAATTGTTACTTTTGCCTGTTCCAGCATGGTTTGCTGGTTTTGCCCGATATTGGCTTGCAGTTTTTTATTCTGCTCCATCAGGGTTTGAGTAAGCCGCAAAGCTTCCTCTTTTTCCCTGATAGCAGCCTCTTTGGCCCGGCGTTCTTCGTGATAGCCCTTGGTGAAATGTTGAATCCGTTTCTTTACGCCATCTGAATAGTTCTGAAGTTCTTCATCAGAAACTTCTTCAGGAGGCTCTTTCATCGGAGGTCGGTTACGATCCTCCTCAGGGGTGTCATCAACAATTTCAATATCGATCTCCCCAGAGGGGGTCTCGACGTCTTTTTTCTCGGTTTCTTTTTCGTCCGGGAAAACGAATTCCTGTTTTTCCATCATGCCCTCGCAATTCCTCTGGGATCTTCCACAACCGCCTCAATAGCGTCATCGCTGATGATTCGGAACTCTCGACCATGAATCTTTAACCGGGACCCGGACATGGGACGAGTCATTACAAAATCACCAACTTTGCATGAAGGCCCGCTTGGGAACCTTGCCGGATCTTTAAAGCAATCCGGGCCCATTGAGACAACAAACAACACCGGCGACAAAAGCTCTTCATGCATCATCGTTTTGGACGATTTTACGAGCCCGCTATCGAAGGTGTCATTAACCTCTGGAATGGCACAGAGGATGTGGTACGTCACAGGTTGAGGGAGTTGTTTCGCCTTCTTTTCCGGAGAATCCGGAATTTCGGTTACCTCATGTTCGTCAGACGCAATGAGGATGTCACTCATCAAATTGCTCCATTTTTAACGCAAGGTCTTTAAGGAGTTCATCTGCCAGTGACAGACCCTGAATTTCACCGACGATGCGCTTGTAATCCGCAAAATCACTAGCAGCCCCAGAAGCAAGGGCGTCGATTAGTGAGTTTTTACGGGTTTCAAGTTCTTTTTGGACTACGGATATCGCAGTAGCCATTGATTACCTAAATGTTTTGAGAAGTTCGGCGCGAATCTTTTTGTCGATTTCGCGTTCTTTAGCGTTAATTTTTGCTGCTTCTTTCTGCGCCCCGATCCCAATTTGGGCCTGTTGCAGGTCCAATTTGCGCTGGGCAACCTCGAAATCGCGCTGACTGTCGGCGTCTTTCTGTTGAATCTCTTTTTCCCAGAGGGCGATCTCTTGTTGCTTGATAGCCATCTCGGGATTTTGCGCCTGTTGCTGGGCCTGCTGCTGTTGGGCTTTGGCCTGATTGGTCTGAAGAAGCTGCTGGGCCGCTTGGGCGACCAGCCTTGAGATCTGAACTTCCGCTTCCGGAGGAATTTCCGCATCCGGGGCGGTCATGGGAACCCCAAGCTGTTCTTCAATCTTGGCGCGGTAGTTAAACGCCATGTGTTCTGCGATATGGGCCATGATGGCCCCCTGCATTTGCGCTGCCATCGGGCTTTGACCCAAGGCACCCATGATGGTGGGATCTTGGAGCAGTGCGCTGTGGGTGGCGATATGGGCGTCGTGATCTTGGTAGATAAAAGCCTTGGTGGGCTTTCCGGTGAGAAAGCTCATGTTTTCGCTGACTGGGTCTCTGGGCTTTTGGTCTTGAGCTTGAGGGATCAGTTTTTGGGCTTCTTTGATACCCAAAACCTCCAGCATTTGCCGATGGAGCATTGGGAGGTCGTAGATCTGTGGAGCGCCTTGGGCCAACTGAAGGGCTGCTTGGTACTGCATGATCCGCTGGGCCATAGTGGCCGCATTGGGATCAGAGACCGGGATGATTTCGACAATGTCGTAATCTTCTTGTTTAGCTGCGCGGTCACCGCCTTCCGGGACGTAGGAATAATCCGGGGGCATGTAGTCCCGAATAATCTCTTTTAGGAGTTTAAACTCCATTTTCAGAGATGCGTGGACCCGTGCTTGGACTGCGCTCATGGTCTTGAGCTGGCGCTCAAGGATGGCGAGGGTGGTACCCACCGGGGCCTGCGCCGACATGTCACTGACCTTCAAGTCAGCAATTCCGGCCAGCCTGCGTCCGTCATCGGTAATTTTCTCAAGCAACCCCGCCAATACTTGACTTGGCTCCTTATAGGGCAGAGTCATGAAGTTATCCTTCAGGGTGCCCATCGGGATATCTACATCGCGGAACTCTCCGGGGGAGATGGGGGTGTCATCTCCTTTGATCCTCAACCCACGAGTTTTCAATCCACCCGGAAGATTGGACAGGGTTCCTGCGTCCACCAATTGGCGGATGATGGCTGTGCCTGCCCGGGCGTATCCACCAATCAGATGGATAAATCCAAGGCCATAGGCTCCAAACCCGGGGATGTAGGTGTACTGCGTGAAGTGTTGGCGTTTGCGTTTGTATTTATCGCTTTTCTTCCAGTTGCGATAAATTGCCAAAATCTTGTTTGAGCCTTTGTCGATGGTGATGACGTAGGGTTTCGCTACCCCATCCTCATCGTCGATACCCGGGATGTTGTACTCGATGTGGCTCTCCATGATTTGGTAGCGCTCATCATCGGCCAAGTTGTACCCGAGTTGTTCTGCCTTTTTCTTCTCAATGTCTGTGAAGATCCGGGCAGGCTCACCAAGATCCACATCCCGGTATTGTTTGGTCTCTTGAAGCTTGCGGATGTCATTCTTGGTTTTCCGCATGACATGGGTGGCTCGTTCTGCCACATAGATATTTGATGCTCCATAGGGCATCACAATATCCTCACCCGGGATAAAGATGGCTACCTGCCGCCCGAGATAGGCGTCATAGTAGACCTTCTTAAATGCGGACCCTGCGAGACCGAGGGAGTAGAGCAACCGCTCATGTTCCGGGCGGTACTCGATCATTTCCTCTGTCAGTCGGTAGTTCATAT